AGCCCACGGTGACGCGAATATCGGAGTTCTGACAGGCGGCGATCACAGCATCATAGCGATTGATATAGATGTTAAAGACGCCCCCGCATCACAAGCCATCATTGAATTAGTCACCGACCGGCTAGGCTTCGCGCCGCAGCGCGTTGGCGCAGCGCCGAAGACCCTGTTCGTTTTCAGATGCACCGAAAGTTTCAGGAAAACCAAGACCGCAATATACGAGATAGCCGGCCAAGATGCTTGCGTCGAGGTGTTAGCCGAGGGTCAGCAATTCGTTGCCAGCGGCAAGCACCCCGACACAGGCACCAATTATTCATGGCCGGATGACAGTTTAATCGACGTTCCGCCCACCAAGCTGACGGCCATCACGCCAAACGAAATTGCGGGTTTCATTGCAGCGGCGAATAACACACTAGCCGGGTTCGGTGCCATCAAGTCGCGCAGCATGTCGGAGGGTGGCGGTACAACAGGCAAGTTCGACTTCGCGGCATCGCCGCAAAAAGCCAGCCTAGAAAAGATTGAACACGCGGTGATGTTCATCCCCAACAATGACGTTCACTATGATGACTGGGTTTATACAGCACACGCCATAAAAGGCGCGGTAGGGGAAGATGGGTTCGACCTGTTCGATAGGTGGTCGAAGCGGTCTGCAAAATACGACGACAGGGAAACAGCGCGGCTATGGAAGTCTATGGGTGACGTTAAGGCCATCGGCGCCGGCACACTGATACACACTGCGAAGCAGTATGGTTACACTACGTGGGAACCGGAAATTGACACCACAGCGGCGGCAGAAAAGGTTAAGGAAGAGTATAAAGAGCGGGAAAAAGTCGATGGTGAATTAAAAGCAACACCGTTCGGGGATATCGCGGAATTCAGCATACCACGCAGGGAATTCCTTTATGGGACGCACCTGATATCTAAATACGTAGTTGCGACAATCGCCGCAGGTGGCGGCTCTAAAACCACGGTCATATTAACAGATTCAGTCGCGTTGGCGACCAATAGAACACTGATAGGCGATGTACCAAAGCACCAATGCAACGTGTGGCACTATAACCTGGAAGACCCGTTAGATGAACTCCAGCGCCGCGTCGTTGCGATCTGTAAAAAGTATGATATCGAACTTTCCGAGATTAGGGACACACTATTCCTTGATAGCGCACGGGACAGGAAGCTAATCATCGCTGAAAAGGTCGGCAATATCGTCGTCGCCACGCCAGATGTTGATGCCGTTATTGCGGAAATAAAAAGGAACGACATAAAAGTTATGTCAATTGATCCATTCGTTAAGTCCCACCACGTCGAGGAAAATGACAACAAGCAGATAGACGCCGTGCTAGATCAGTACGCCAGGATTGCGAACGAAACCGGGTGCGCCATAGAACTCGCCCACCACGTCAGGAAGCCCGCCACGGGGCAAGCGCAGGCCGCAGGGGATATCAACCAAGCGCGAGGTGCATCAGCCATAAGCGGCGCTGTCAGGTCGGCCAGGACCATAGCTGTTATGTCCGATAAAGAGGCCGAAGCGATGGGGATACCGCAACTAAAGAGGAATTGGTATATCCGCGTCGATGACGCTAAGGGTAATATGTCGCCGCCTGCGGAAAAGGCACGATGGTTACAGCGGGAATCAATCATTCTGGACAACGGGGATGAATTCGAGCCAGGGGATAGCGTCGGCGTGGTGTCATCATGGACCCCACCAGACCCGTTTGATGGCATATCAATAGATGTCGTCCAGGGGGTATTGAATAAGATTTTCGATGGATATACCCAAGATGTTAGATACTCAAAAAACAAAGGCAAGCGATGGGCGGGCAACCTACTCGTTGACGCTAACCTCGATGTTGATGAAGAACGCGCCCGCGTCATCCTGAAAATCTGGAAAGATAACGGCGTAATTTACGAAGAAACATACCGGAATGGAGATACCCGGAAGGAAGAAAAAGGGTTGTTTGTTAATGTGGATAAGATACCAGGGGTTGCAGTATAATGGGTTATAATTATTGGCGCGGAAATTGGCGCAAAATTAGCGCAAATGGGGTGCGCAATTTTTTTTCTGGCCCTAAGGGAAACGAAATTATTAGCGCACTAAAAATGTGCGCAATAATTCCCGCAAATTTTGCGAAGTTTCCCCTGCGGGCCAGAAAGGGTTTTTAGAGCAAAAAGAGGAATGAATAGATGGCAACCAAAACCAAAAGACGGCGACCCGATCCGTTCACCGATCACGAAGCCGTCGGCAACGTAAACCTGGATGCAATACACCACGCCATCAAGCCGCTGGATAAAATTGCAAACCGGATGGAATTGAAGTGGGGGTGCGAACGGCTCCCCGAATTGGTATCACCAGACACAGCCGCACGGTTCGGCGCGGCGAAGGCAAAACTCGACACCGCCATCATCGAAGGCAATCCACAAGACGTTGCCAAGCGGGCGGCGGTCCTGATACGTGGCTGGAATAAAATGGATGAGGAAGCCGAGGCCGCAGGGCATGAGCCACTAGCCCCTTCAATCTGGTGCCACACGACGCAGGCTGGATTTAAGTTCGCCGTCGCCCAGGGTAACGCGGACGCGATAAAGGCGATCAAGACGGACGCCAAGCTGGACGGCGTTGCGGTTTTCTCGTTGGATGAGATTGGCGAAATCCTACAATCCGAAACCCTGAAGCTGGTAAGTGATGTTAAAACCAGTTTCCCGACCGCGAAGGTGATGAATGCCAAAGTTGATCTTCATGACGAAATTCCGTTTTAAGGAGGATGATATGCCAAACGATATAGAGGTCACGATTGACGAGCGGTCGAAAACGCACGGGGATTTTTTATATGTAGCGGGTATCGCTCAAGGGATCAAAATTCTCCTACGCACCGGCCCGTCTTGGAATGAAATGAACCACCAGCAACGAGAGGCGCTGGAAATGGTCGCATCTAAATTGGCGAGGGCCGTATCAGGCGACCATAATGAAATTGACCATTTATTTGACACGATTGGATATTGTAGGTTATATATGAAAGCGATTGATAGTTAATTTTTGAAGGTTGATAAAATGAAATCAAAGACTCCTGAATATAATTCATGGAAAAGTATGAAGGCGAGGTGCTTAAATAAAAACCACGATGCGTATTCTAAATATGGGGGTAGGGGGATAACAATTTGTCATAATTGGATTGATAGTTTTGATAGATTTTTGAGCGATATGGGACCAAGGCCAATCGGGACATCATTAGATAGAATTGATAATGAAAAAGGGTATTACCCCGAAAATTGTCGTTGGGCAGATTCTAAGCAACAAAACAATAACCAAAGAACAAACCATATTATTGAATATAATGGTTGTAGAAAAACATTAACACAATGGGCTGAATATCTTGGAATTAAAACGTCAACATTACATAAAAGACTTAATTTGTATGGGAAAACTAAAAAGGAAGCTTTTACACGGGGGACACTAAGGCCATGGAGGCACGGAACACGGGCTGGATATGAAAACCACAATTGTAGGTGTGATGAATGCCGAGAGTCTAATAACAGGCGGCACGTAATACAAAGTGCCCGCCGCCGGCAGCGTCAGATGCTAAAAAGGGGGTTAGAGGAATAAATTCCCCTAACCCCACCCATTTAGCGCCCGGTTATGTACTTAATGATCTTTATCAATGCTTCGTCGCTCGCAACCATCGCCAGAACCCGCAATTCAACAAAGCTCTTTTCCTCGGCAAACTGGATGATGGCGATTCTCATGTCTTCGGTGGTGATTATTTTATTCACGGTGGCAATCCCTTGGTTTGTTGCGTTCAGTTAGTTAGACGACGGATCGAGAAATTTCTTACCAAAAAGGAAAAATAAAATGGAACCATTAACAAATGTCTAGTTCTTGGGGCGGTAGAAGATTCTCAAGGATGTCGCTTGAGTATTGGTTCGTGAATTCGCCTGGGGATTTATATTATTCCGCTATTGAAAAAATAGCGGCTGCGATGCCAGCGACTAAAAATGAAAAGACGGATACCGCAATCCATTTACCATTTATGCGAAAAAACCGTTCTCGTAAAATCGCGGAGATAATTAGAACGTGTGATAAAATAAATGGAATTGAAGAAGCGAAAAACTATGTTGATTGGGCACGGGAAAAAGGTTTTTCCGAAAAACATATCAAGGCTGTTTTGGGTGGAAGGTATTGAGAATGATGGAAACATTAACATTTGCGGACGGATTCCTCGCCGGCCTTGCGATAGGGCGGGCCGCCGGTAGGCAAGACGTAGACAATCAAATAAAATGGGCGACGAATAATTTTGACGAGATCATCGCCATATTCGACGCTGAAATGGAGCGCATCGAAAAAACACTTGCGGAAAAAATTAACATCACGGCATAATCACAACTTGCAGGGGCGCGGCGCCGCTTTGGTTTTCCTCCCTGGCCTTAGATTGGCGCCCCCTGCCTTTTTCAACTATTGCATCACAGTCGATAAGTGTGGATAATAAATTTGGCGTTGGATTGTCTAACGCTGTAACCATGAGGAACCGAAACCAAGGGTCAGTCAATACCGGGGCAGAACGCCACCGGGTTGACACAAAGGGATTAAATGAAGGTAGCAAATAGGATACCATCGACAACGTGGGATGTAACAATTGGTGAAGGACACCACTTGAAAGTTTCGCTGGCTTACGACAAAGATACCGGGATATTGCGGGAAGTGGTTTTTGTAGGACGGGGAAAATCAGGGCATGGACTGGACGACATGCTTTCGGAACTAGGAATTAAGTTATCGAGAATTATTCAGGGTCGAGACCCGGAGAGTGGAGAGGACCATGAACCCTAAGCGCCAAGCGTTTGTGCGGGAATACGCCGTTAGCCGGAACGGCCTTCAATCCGCGATCCGCGCTGGATATTCAGAAAAAACAGCGGGCCAAATCGCAAACAACCTATTGAAAATTATTGAAGTTAAGGAAGCCCTAGCGGAACTTGAGGCACAGCACGCCGATAAATGCGGTGTAACGATTGAGAATCTTACAGCAGAGATTGAGAAGGACCGGGAGCAGGCCCGCCAACTAGGCCAGCCAAGCGCTGCGATAAGCGCAAGCATGGGGATAGCGAAACTACACGGACTGGTGGTCGATAGGGCGGAAAACAAGAACACTAATGTCAACGCTGACGTTACTGACCAGATTATGAAGCCAGAGGAATGGGCGGCGCACCACAAGCCACACTGACCCCCATAGCTTGGGCCCCCTTCAGCCAGCCGCAGCAGGCATTAGTCCAGTGCCCATTAGACGAAATATTCTTTGGTGGCGCACGCGGCGGCGGCAAAACAGACGCCATGCTAGGGAAGTTTTCCCTTAAACAAAAAAAGTACGGCGCCGCTACGGTCGGAGTTTTCTTCCGTAAGACACGGGAGGATTTAAAAGAGGCTATTGAGCGGTCCAAGGAAATCTACGGCCCTATGGGGGCAATCTACACGGACCAGAAAAAGCAGTGGGTATTCCCCAGTGGGGCCCGGCTAAAATTTGAGTACCTTGAGCGTGATTCTGACGCGGAAAATTATCAGGGCCATTCGTATACGGATTTATTCTTTGAAGAATTAACCAACTGGAAAACCCCAACGCCAATCAATAAACTTAGGGCCACGCTTAGAAGTTCATCAGGTGTTCCGTGTCAATTCCACGCCACGGGCAACCCTGGCGGTCCAGGGCATCAATGGGTTAAGGCCCGATATATAGACCCATGCCCGACGGGTTATGAAATTATATCCGAAGAATGGGAAAACCCCTTCACTCATGAAAAGGTGAGGCAATCGAGGGTTTTCATCCCATCAAAACTATCAGACAACCCCACATTAATGGCCGACCCTGGTTATGTCGCACGGCTCTATCAGTCGGGTAGCCGGGAACTGGTGCGGGCGTGGCTGTATGGCGACTGGGATATTGTGGAGGGGGCCTTCTTCGATTGTTGGGGGCCGGAGCATGTTATCAGGCCGTTTGAGGTCCCAAAGGATTGGCTTAGATTCCGTTCGTGTGACTGGGGTAGCGCGAAGCCGTTTTCAGTCGGCTGGTGGGCTGTTGTGCCTGATTGGTTTGAAACCGTGTGTGGCGCACATCTTCCGCGCGGGGCGATTATTCGTTATCGGGAATGGTATGGCTGTGAGCGTGACCCTATATCAAACATTGTTAAGCCTGACACAGGGTTGAAATTAACAGCCGGGAAAGTTGGCGAGGGGATACTTGAAAGGGACGCGGGGGAGAAAATAGCTTATAGCGTTATCGACCCCGCCGCCTTCTCCCAGGATGGCGGGCCCTCTATTGTTGAGAATATGAAGGGTATAAATTGGCGTAAAGCTGATAACAAACGGGTTGGCACTCGTGGCGCCCTTGGCGGATGGGATATGATGCGGGCTAGGATGGTCGGGGAAGATTTCGGGGAGCCTTATGGCGAGCGCCCGATGATGTACGTCTTTTCGACGTGTACGGATTTTATAAGGACCGTTCCCGTGTTGCAGCATGACGAGAACCGGCCAGAGGACTTAGACACAGCCAGCGAAGACCACGCGGCGGATGAAGCTAGATATGCCTGTATGAGTAGGCCATATATCCCGAAAGAGAATATCGTGAAATTCAATCCCCAGATCGTCATCGGCGGTAAGTCAACCATGACTATCAACGACCTGATTGGCGCCGTGAAGCGGCGTGGCGCATTTCGTGATTAGGTGTTGCGAATATCCCGAAGTTGTGCAGAATCATCACGTGGATTTCCTTTGCGACAGGGCAAGACACAAAAACCCCGGAGCGCTGCACACGCTCTGGGGTTTCTCGTTTCAGCGTATTGCGAACCAACACACAACTGTGTAGAATAACAAACACCAGCGTCGAGAGGCGCCGTGTCCCATTGATGGAAACCCACGAATGGCAGACCAAGCCGAAGCCTCCGCTGGCACTTTAGACACACCGATAGACGCCGGCAAAGGGCCGCAAGGCGTCTATTCCCGTTGGATGATGGAAATCGAACTCGCATCCAAGACCGAGGAATATTGGCGCGGCCAAGCCAAAGACGTAAATGCTCGATACCGGGACGAAAAGGCCGACACGTCAAAGGGCAATACATACACCGTCAACGGCAACCGCTTTTCGGCCTCTAACCGCTTCAACATCCTCTACAGCAACATTCAGACAATCTGCCCGGCGCTGTATAACCAGTCGCCCAAGCCTGACGTTCGCCGCCGCTACCGTGATGCCGATCCGCTTGGTAAAGTTGTCGCTGATATTATGGAGCGGGCGCTTTCATACACGATGGATGAATACGACTTTGACCGATTCATGCGGCTGGCGATTAAAGACCAGCAACTAACCGGGCGCGGCGTGACCCGTGTTAAATACGACAGTGATTTCAAGAAGGCCGAGGACGAAGACGGCCAGGAATACGACGAAAAGGCCGGCGAGGAAGTATGCTGGCAACATGTCAACTGGTCCGACTTCCGTCATGGTCCGGGTAGGACGTGGGAGGAAGTCACATGGGTTGCGTTTCGCCACACGCTGACCAAGGCCGAGGGTGAGGAAAAATTCCCCGATACATTTGGCGACGTTGAAATGGATTACACGCCCGCAGGGATGGAGGATAAGGACGGCGATCCGATTACGGACACATTCAAGCGGGCTATCGTATGGGAAATCTGGGACAAGGAATCGAAGAAGGTCATTTTTGTTGCGCCGTCGCTGAAAGAGCGGCCATTAAAGACCGAGGACGACCCGCTAGGGCTAACGCACTTCTTCCCGATCCCTCGCCCGTTAATGGCGACGGAAAACACCGATAGCCTCGTTCCGGTCGAGCCGTTCCGCTTCTACCGCGACCAAGCTGATGAACTGGACGAAATGACGAAGCGCATTTCCGGCATTGTTCGGGCTTGTAAGGTGCGCGGCATTTACGACTCGACGATTTCCGAGATGTCTAATCTTATGGACGCCGGGGAAAACTTCCTAATCCCCGCCGCCGATGTTCTGCCGCTGATGCAAGCGGGCGGTCTCGATAAGGCGGTGTGGATTTGGCCTATCGACAAAATGGCGTCGGTGCTGGCGTATCTTTACCAGCAGCGCGAAGCCATCAAGACGACAATCTATGAAATCACGGGCATTGCCGACATTATGCGAGGCACGTCAGCCGCCCAGGAAACACTGGGGGCGCAGCAACTAAAGGCGCAGTTCGGCACGATGCGGCTAGACGACATGCGGCGTGATGTTCAGCGGTACGCCCGCGATCTGGTCCGCATGTCGGCGGAAATCATCGCGGAAAACTTCTCGCCCGACACCATGCAGATTATGACCGAGGTCGAGTTGCCGACCGAGGAACAGAAGCAAGCCGCGGTGATGCAAGTTCAGATGATGCAGGCGCAGGGGCAACCGATCCCCGCCAAGTTCGAGGAAGGCATGGCGTTGCCGACCTGGGAACAGGCGATGGAAATCCTCCGCGACGATAAGCAGCGGGCATACCGGATTGATATCGAGACTGACGCCACGATAGCCGGCGATCAGGCATCCGAGCAGAAAGCCATAACGGAATTGTTGACGGGTATCAGTTCGTTCATTCAGAACGCCGGCCCTGCGGTGGCTGCGGGCTACCTACCGCTTGAGGCGGCGAAGGCTCTTCTCATGACTTCCGTCCGCAAGTTCAAGATGGGCCGCGAGGTTGAAGACGCCCTCGATATGATTGGCGAGGGTGAAGACGAGGAAGGTGGGCAGGATCAAGCCATGGCGGCGCAGCAACAGGCCATGCAAGAGGCCCAGGCCGCGGAGCAGGCGCGAACTCAAGCCGAGCAGCAAATGGCCGCACAGAAGGCGCAAGTCGAACAATCTCGCCTGGAAATGGACGGCATGAAGGCCATGAAGGACGCGGAACAGCGTGACCGCGAACTAGCGTTAAAAGAGCGGGAGCAGGAATTGAAAGAATTCATCGCGCAACAGCCGGCGCCGGATATGCAAGCTCAATGGGAATATGATTTGCAGGTTGCGCGGGAGCGGATGGAGTTTGAGGCGATGGAGGCCGACAAGCAGAGGCAAGTTGAACTGGCCAAGGCTATCATCGCAAAGTCAGACGGCGAGGGCGTAGATATGGACGGTGCCATGGATGAGGCGGGCGCGATGATGCAGCAAATAACAGCGGCTCTCACGGCCCCCCGCGCTGTCATCCGCGATGAATTCGGCAATATCGTGGGATCGGAGACTGTAGTACAATGACGGCAAGCCGAATCCAGGTTGGCGCGTCACAGGACTATCTGAACACCAACTTAATAAGGACGAGTGCCGGCGAAGTCCACAACGAGGTTGTGGAAGTACAGCCGTCACTGGCCTTCTCGACCACCGATCTGCTTGGCAATGCCGAGACATATGACAGCGGCGTTCTGGACCTTCGCAACTACACTCAGGTGCAGACGGATATATTAAGTGTCGGTGCATCCGGCACGATCACGATTGATTTTGTGCAGGACGCAGCCGGTTCTGATATCCTGCGAACACTGTCTATCCCTTACACCGACGGCGACGGTTATAACACGTTTTCCAGCGTCGCATTCACGCCATATGTAAGATATCGGTTTACGACATCCGGTGCCGGTCAGACTGATTTCTATTTCGACACCAAATTCACGCAGACGGCTCTCAGCGCACAGATCCTCGGCGTCAATTCTTTCATTGCCCCCGCGATGGTATCGTCGCTTACCCGCTCGGTTGTGGTGGGACAGACGGAAGGCGGCGATTTTAAGAATGTGCCAGTAGACTCGCAAGGCAAGTTCAAGGTGAGCCAACCGCTGACCGCTTTCGGTGAGCTTCAAGTTGCTCAGAAGACGCCAGAGGTGCAGCTTAAATTTAGCAACGGCATCCTTACCGATCAGATCGACACGCTGGTAAACAAGACCGGATCGACTGTGACCGATGACGAAGGCACTTTGACTGTGACTGTCGCGGGTGCTGCGGAAGCGTTCAGTCAAATACGGTCAAAGGATGTCGTTCGGTATCAACCGGGAATCGGCGTGGATTGTAAATTCACCGCTGCATTCTCAGCCGGTCTGGCCGACAGTTCTTTGCTGGCCGGATTGGGTGATGATGACGAGTTCATTGGCGTCGGTTATGTCGGCACCGCTTTTGGCATCTCATACAAATCGTTCGGTGAGCTTGAGGTTCGTGAACTGATCTTCACGCAAGGCGGTGACGCTGATGGTGGGACGTTTACGCTGACCGTCGATGGCACGGCCATCACAATCACAGTGCCAGCAGGATCGGCCACTATTGCGGATGTCGTGGCGCTTTGTGAGGCAGCGTCGGACGACTTTGCAGCAGCCGGTCGGGGCTGGGAGATACACATTGACGACAGCAAGCGCATCCGGATTGTGTCGATGGTCGCAGAGGCGGCAGACGGTACGTTTAGCTTTGCTGATGTTGACAGTGGCGTGACGGCAACGGCTGGATGGACAACGGTTCTGGCCGGCGCGGCACCGGAGACGACCTTCGTCGCCCAGACGGCTTGGAACGTCGATCCGATGGACGGCACAGGTCCGTCAGGCATGACGCTGGCAGCGGGTGCGGACCTCAACACGCTGACCAATATGGACCCTGCATTTTTGAATGTGTGGAATGTCTCTATGCAGTATCTTGGCGCTGGTAATGTCCATGTATATCTGGAGAGCCGCGCCACGGGCGAGTTTGAGGAGGTCCACCAGTTTACGTTCGCGGGGTCGCGGACGAAGGCAACATTCCGCAACCCGTCGTTCAACACGTCCATCATCGCACAGACCGATGCAGGTTTTTCAGGTGCCGCCCAAACAATCAAGACATCTTCAATGGCAGGATTTGTCGAGGGAAGGGAAACGACGTTCGGCATCCGCAAATCGAAACAGCACACGCTCTCGACAAATGGGACAACGGAGGTCTGCGGTTTTTTGATGCACAACGGCGAGACGTTCAACAGCCACAGAAACAAAGTGGTTGCCTATCCAGATTTCCTGTCGCTGATTAACGAATCTACTCGGTCTGTCTCGTTCCGGCTGGTTGCAAACCCGACGCACATCGATTCCGGTGCAACGCTGGTGGCAGTGGATGCTGCGAACTCGGTGATCCAGACAGCGGGACCGGGCGGCACTATCCAGGGCGGCGAGGAACTCAGCCCGTTCTCGGTCCCTGCGAACAGCAGCGTCAACGTGGACATCAAGCAACTGGATATTAAGATCAGTCCAAGGGACAGTCTGGTCATTGCATTCACCAAGGAGACAGGCGGCACCGATGGCAACGTTACGGTGGGTCTGTCATGGGTGGAACGTATTTAAATGCTTGCCGCTCTTTTAACGAACCTAACCCCGACCTATGGCCATGGCAGCATTACGCCCAGGCGCCGGCCTAACGAACGGTTCGTGACCCAAGACGAATGGCTGCGGGCGCAAGAGGAACTGACGAAACTTAAAGCTAGGGGGGTTGATGAGCAGAAAGCAACAGCGGCGCAGGCAGTCAAGGTTGTTAAGGAATCGAAGGAACCAATCGAAGCCGTTACAGAAGCCCAGGAGTTTATTGATTTCAATCCCGATATTCTTGAAAAGATTAACAGGATTGAGTGCGTCTTGATTGCATATTTCATCATTCAGCGCCGCCGTGACGATGACGAAGCCTTGTTTGTGTTAGGAATGATCTAATGGGATACAAAGAGAATTTCGCCGCTATTGACTGGTCAAAACCGCTGCCGCCAATCGAGCGACACGCCAGCGACACGCGGCACTTGCGAGCGGACCTGTCTGCGCCTATGATTGTATCTGACTATGAAGCCTATGAATGTCCGGTTACGGGGAAAATGATTGAAGGACGCCGCGCCCATTCTGAAAACCTTAAGCAAACGGACTGCCGCCTTTTGGAGCCGGGTGAATTTGAGGATACGAAAAAGAACGGTCAAAAGCGGATACACGAAAAGATGGATGCTGCTATTGACGCCGCCGTTGATGAGATTGCGCCGACGCTAACGATCTAACCCCGTAAAGCCTGCCGTGAGGCACGCCAAGCCCTTAGATGGAGATTAAATATGGAACCTGATATTCAGGCCATCCAAGAACCCGCAGAATCAATTGAAGATTTCATTGGCGCCGCTTTTGACGCCGCGCCTGTTGACGATCCAGAGCTTATCGACGACCCCGAAATTCAAGCGTCAGATGAAGCCGCCCCGGAGGGTGCCGCCGCTGACGCGGAACAAGATACGACAGCCGATAAGGCTGTTGATGACGCTGACGTGACAGAGGCCGATGAACCTGATGCAGATCAGACCATCACCGCGCCGCAGTCCATGTCAGCGAAGGACCGGGAAGCCTTTTACCAGCTTCCGCCCGATCAGCAAAAGTGGCTGACGGAGCGCGTGAAGCAGCAGGAAAGCGATTACACCCGGAAAACCATGGAACTTGCCGAAACGCGAAAAGGCTTCGACAAGTTGGAACAGGTCATTGCGCCCCGCCGGCAGCAGCTAGCGATGGATGGAATGGACGAAAGCACCGCAATCGGTCAGCTTTTCGCCCTATCTGACTTCGCCCGCGATAATCCGGTTGGCTTTGTTCAACACCTATTCCAGCAGCGGGGTATACCGCTTTCGGCACTCACAGAAACTGGCGTGGGCGATCCCGCCTACGCTGATCCTCAATTGACCGCCATGCAACGCGAAATTCATGGCCTCAAAGATCATTTCATACAGCAGGCGCAGGCACAGCAAGAGGCGCAGGCCAGATCGGTCCAGACTGAAATAGAGGCATTCGCAAACGATCCCGCGAATGCTCACTATGCAGAACTCGAAGCCGATATGGTCCCGCTTGTCGCTGGCTTCCGCCAATCTCACCCCGGCCTATCAAGTAAGGAATATCTCGCCAAGGCTTATAAGGCGGCTCTTGCCGTCAATGACGAGGTATCCGCGAAGGTCAAAGCCGACAACGCAGCCAGAACCGAGGCGGCAAGGATCGCCAAGGCGAAGAAGGATGCGGAGCGGGCGAAGCGGGCGAGTAGCACCAATATCAGGACAACCCCGGCGCTGCCGGCTGGTGCTGTAAAAGCTGCCAATGTGGATGATTTTATCGGGGCCTTGGTTGACGAACGCATGGCGGGCTAGAACTGAAAGGAAAGTCGGATGACTTCCCCGAATAGCTCGTTTACTGAAATCAGTGCCATCACTTACCGGCACTTCAAGGACAAGTACCTTGCCGACAACGTGTCGAACCATACGGCACTCCACCAGCGCCTGACGGAAAAGGGGCGCGTTGAACTCGTTTCCGGCGGTTGGGAAATTCAAGTGCCGCTCGATTACGCCGAGAACGGCACTTACCAGCGTTACAGCGGTTACGACACCCTGGATGTTTCGCAGTCCGAGGTTTTCACCGCCGCGAACTTCCCGTGGAAGCAGGTTGCCATCAATGTCGTCGCCTCTGGTCTTGAGATTCGCCAGAACTCCGGCAAGGAAGGCATCATCAAGCTGGTGAAGAACAAGTTGAAAAACGCCATGCGTACGGCGGGCAACAACTTTTCTTCTGATATGTACTCCGACGGCACCGCCGCGAACCAGATCAACGGCATGCAAGCCCTTGTCGCTGACGCGGGCACCGGTACGGTCGGCGGCATTGTTTCCGGCACGTACACCTTCTGGAAAAACATCGTGCAGTCGGCGGCGGCTCCGTTGCAAGGCGGCGGTGCGATTACGCCATCGGCCACTACCATCGAAAGCCTCATGCTTCCGCTGTGGCTGAACCTGACGCGCAACAACGACATGCCCGATCTGGTCGTTGCCGATGATACATATTTCACTTACTTCGACAACAGCCAGACCAGCTTGAAGCGCTACACCAACACCACCGACCTCGGTGCTGGTGCCACGTCCCTCAAGTACAAGGGTGCTGATGTCGTTTACGACTCGTCGGCGGCTGGCATGCCGGATGCTCATATGTATTTCCTGAATACGGATTACATCGGCTTGTGCGCTCATCGTGACGCCAACTGGACGGAGATTCCTGAGAAGTCTTCGGTTAACCAAGACGCCCAAGTTCTGCCAATCCTGTGGCAAGGCAATATGACTGTCAGCAACCGTTCGCTGCAAGGCGTCCTGAAGGCTTAACCCCTGGCGAAAGAAAGGAAAGAACTATGACTTACGTTGTTAAAGACACGTCGCTGGTGGGCTATCAGCCGATTGCCGACACTTCGACCACGCAGAACCATCCCCTTGGTACTGTGACGACTGCCGTCGATGCGACCATCGGTGGTGGCGAATTCATCTATCTGTCGGGCATTGCTTCGACTGCGGTGGGTTCGTGGGTTACTTACGACGCGGACGACTTCTCGACCGCGCTGATTGTGGCGAATGCGGTCGGCCCGGTCGCCGTGGCTATGTCGGCCAACGTCGCCGATCAATATGGCTGGTATCAGATTGGCGGCAAGGTTAACGCCAAATCTAACGATGTTGCCGACGGCGCGAACGTCTACATCGACGCCACCATTGCCGGCTCTTGTGACGATGCTTTCGTTGCGGGGGATTACGTCTGGCGTGCTAAGTGGGCGTCGGCGGATGACACTTCGACCGGCACTGCGGACGTTTCTATCGCGCGTCCGTTTGTCAATGACGGCGATGACGACGACACCGCCTAAATGACGCGGAATATCGCCATAGTCGCAAGGGCCGGGACTAGTGCCCTTGCGCCTTGGCGAGATGAACGGTGGGAAATCTGGGGCATGCCCTGGATTTCCTACCCCCGCGTCACTCACTTGTTTGAGATTCACACCGAGGCGTGCACGCAAGAGGTAAACGAGCCGGAGGAAGAGGCTGAATGGAAATCGAAAGCGTTTCCTCTCTATGACGGGATTCCGCTTTATTGCTCCACACCTTGCCGGATGCACCTATCACCATCGACTGAATTATTCACAATGGAGCAAATTCAAGAAGAATTCCCCCGCGTGTTTATCGAAAATTCTGTGCCGTATATGGCGGCTCGGGCGGCATGGGAAAAGAAGAAGGGCGCACCGATAGAGCGGGTTGGTTTTTGGGGGTGCCACATGACCGGAAGGGCCGGGACGGAAACGGACAGGGCATCGTTGCTTTACTGGATAGGGATTTTAGAGGGTATGGGGGTTGAGGTTGTTGAGGTTCCCGGATCGCCGCTTTTCATGTCGCAATGGACGGCGGGCCGATACGGGGTGACGTGTGAGAAAAGATTAGTAGATCCCCGCGTTATGGAACGCGATATACCGAAGGAGAATAAAATTGTCCGTTGATATCCTACCGACCGAGCAGCACCGCTTCTATGTTGATTTTGAACTTCGGCCCGAAGAGGACCGCGCAGCCAGCATCGAACAGGGCATGCCGGTTTTCAAAGATGTTGAATTCGCCATTATCACCATGCCCGGTGGTGGGTTGGTGGTGGATAAGGAAATCACACCCGACTTGTTGAACGAATGGAAGCGCGGCGGCAACCGTAAGCCAGCGTCGCCATTCGCGTTGCAGGCTTATGAAGCCTGGAAGGAGGACCGGGAAATCCCACTGAATGGGACTGACTTGGCTAATTGGCCGGGCGTCACTCCCGCGCAATTGAAGATGTGCCGCAACGCATCGGTCAGGACCATCGAGGATTTGGCGCTTGCCAACGCAGACACGTTGCGCCGGCTTGGCATGGGGTCGGTTGCGCTGGTGGAGAAGGCCA